GCCAGTTCATTGATCTCTTCTGATCGGTATGCAATCTCATATACTTTTGGTCGTGCTTCTATTTTATCGATGACCGCCTGGTTCTTTTCTTCGTATAGGCGGGAAATGAATTCAAGTACTTTATTAAGTTCTAGATTTTCCACAGAATCCTCTTATAGTATGAGTGTTGTAACTAACATTAAGTATACATTATACTAACATTTAGTCAACAGATACAGAACAGGGCTCCCATGCAAGAGCCCCATTGAAAAAAGGAGATGCCTCAGCGAGAAGGCCGTACGTATATAAAACGATCATAGGGGTTTTTTGGGAAAATAATAGACGGGAAGAAAGATAATCTTTATAGTGGAAGAAATACAAAAGGCATCTGTTTCACCAAATGCCTCACATACTTGCGCCATAGTAAACGCTAACAACTCTAAAGTATTCAGGAATACATGAAGAATAGTCCCAAAATCACTCAAAGAAAAAAGCTCCTGACAGCGATTTATCATTTCATGCGTTTGGTAAAAATTTCCACCCAACTTCCAGCGAAAGCAAGAGCAATATCAATTATCTCAGCGCGAACATCGATTATTGAAAAACAGTACAAACTCACCGAAGTGAAGAATGTACACCCCGAAAGGAAGAGGAATGTCAATTTCTGAAAATAATTATAAACGAAATAAATCCACAAGTCAACAATGTTGGCCGAATGATATTATTTCACAGGATCCTGAATTCTTTTTTAGAAATCTGACACGTACCCAACGTAATCTTATAGAAATACTTATACGGTGGTCTTTAAAATATAAACATGTCTATTTCCGCCAAGATACGGTGGCATCTATCCTTAAAATATCACGACAGCATTGTAACAGACTTATTCAATGGATGAGAGATTGTGGGCTCTTAGTATCTGAATATCGTCATAAACTGTCCTGTCATTACACACTTTCTTCTTTCTTCTTTACTCCCTCGATCCAATCCCGTCTACGACACATATTCAGGCCGCTAAGGGCCCTCTCATTAGGGCTCCTGTGTTCTATTTCCAGTGATGTGACACAATATATTGATAAGTTAAATAAGAATTTAACTAACCTTATAGTTAAACGACAGACCGATGAGAGTAGTATGCAGTTTACCCAAAAATATCATGGTGAAAAGCCGGTGTCTGAAGCGATAAGAGGATTGAAGACACTCAATCTCACCCGAGCAGGGCAAATAAAGCTTTCAGCATTTCCTGATGAGGCTATTCTGGATGCAGCAAATGCATTCAAGTATGCCAAAAAGGTGAAGGATCCCTTTGGATGGTTCTTTAAACTCTGTCTAGAGTACTGTAAACGCAATGAAATTGACCCAGATTGGTCGTTTATGCATGCTTTAGTAGATAAGTACAAAATCTCCCTTTCAGCGCCTATGATTGGGATATCAGCACCAGCAGTTCGTGACAAAACGGTACGCCCTGAAAACAGATATCCAACCCGTGACAAAACTTCACATGTTCCTTTGGTGAATGCAACCTCTAAAGAGTATGTCGAAAAGACCGAATGGAAGGGTCATACTGAGGCCCCTCGAGTAGCAAAAGATTCCGCTGCTCTCAGGCTGCCTATCATCAACGCTCTGCAAACAAAAAACTCTTTTATCATCTCTTTAATGAGAAACTATTCTCTTGAAACACAAAAGAATACAATCGATCTTTTATCCTTTAATGATTCGTGCTACTGTGAACTATTAAAAGAGGTATGCGGCTGGCCAATTGATTGTTTGCATATCTTAGGAGAGAGTAATGAAGCACAAGGTGTATGTCCTGCATGGTAATCCTGTAGCATGGGCTCGCCCTTCCCCTTATAGAGGGCGTATGTGGGACACTCAGAAACACATCAAATTTCAATATGGCATGTATGTTCGACAACAACACAATGATGAGCCCTTATTAGTCGGACCCCTTCATCTAGAGATCAAATTCTATTTTACTATCCCTCGAAGCAGCAAAAAGAAAGCCGGTGAGTTTCACCACTACAAACCTGACCTGTCAAATCTCATCAAACTCATTGAGGATGTTGGTTCGGGAATATTGTATGAGGATGATGCACTCATCGCTTCTATTGCTGCATCAAAACACTATGATTCACAGCCACGTATCGAGTTTTCCCTCTATACCCTAAACCAGGAATAATGCATGCAGAATAAAGAAAAGCGTGACATGGAAAGAAACGATAAGAAGAAACCAGCACAAAAATTCGATTTCTATAAAAGTCTTCATACGTGGCAAGATGTCCCTGTTACTGATAATTGGAAAGATGCACTCGCTCAAGAGCTCTTTTTATGGGCTCGTGATAATGAAGAAGCATATAAGATGTCACAATTTTATCTAGAGCGGGGTATACACTATCGTGATTTTGATAGATGGTGCCAAACCCATGAGCATCTCAAAACAGCCAAAGAAGCAGCACTTATCCTTATTGGTAATAGAAGAGAGATAGGCGGCCTGAAAAGGAAGCTGGATGCCGGTATCGTGGTTAAATCCATGTGTCGTTATGACATTGAGTGGAAAGAGTTAGCAGAATGGTATGCTAAGCTCAAATCTGACAATGATAATAGACCAGAAACAAAGATTATTGTCATGGAACAGTATAATCCACCAACTACCCCACTTGATGAACCCTTAGATGAACCTACCCCACTTACCCCCGATGCACCTACCCCTGAACAAGTTGCTCGTAAAGCCCGTAATGGGTGTATAGGAAAAAATATTGATCATCATCGCAAACGAAGATAGTATCTTCTATAACGTTTTAATCTCCCGCTTCATGCTTCATCACTGACTGACCGGAGGCGTACTCCGGTCCTATTTATTATTAGATAGTGATAGAAAATCTCATTCTGCTTGAATGTTGACCTGGACTCGGATCAACAACGACCCTCCATTCTACATCACTGGTTATTTTCCCATCAATTACTATAAATTTACCATCGGGAATTATTGCTATATCGAAATCTATCGTAATATCCCCTTTACTGAATTTGGCCGCTTCTACAATAGATTTACTTATAATATCGTTAATAGTCATCATATATATTCCTGATTCTTAGTGATATAATCCCGCAGCTTTCTCTTAGTCATAATATGCAGAGAAGGTGGCTGTGGGCCATTCTTTATTCTTATCAGTTGCATCTGCGATATGCCTATATCACGAGCAACCTCTTTCCACGTACAAAGCTTATTCTCTTTTATGCGGCAAACGTCATTTACTAATTTAGTGTTAAAATCCATACGTAATCCTCTTTGGAATGTTTACGAAAAGTATACCAAATGTTACTCTAAAGTATAAAGATTGGTATAAATCTTTAATAGTAACAATAATAGAAATTTAGAACAGTTATCGGAGTCGATACGAAAAGAGGACTGAAATGAACTATAAAGAAGTGATCTCTAAACTACAAAAGTACTTTTTGAAGCAAGACCGCAAAACACTTGCTCGTCTATGTGCTATTTTTGCTGCTGATCTTGATAAATTTATAAATATAGCTGATTTATCTAAGCAAGAGAGAGATATTTTCCTAGAAAGAGTATATCTCAATAAGAAAGAAATTAGCCGATTCATAAAAGGTGATGGCGAGGCAGAATTTCAATTTGATTGTGTGCAAAGCGAGGACTGAAATGGAAGATACATTCTTTACCCAAACAGAGTTAGAGATTGTTAGAGATCGCATATTAAGACCATTTGTGAGCTCTGTTTTGATGTCTATATTTTTTGCCGAGACAGAAGGAAAAGAAGGATTCGAAAAAAAAGTTTTAGAGAACTTAGAAATGCAACTGAAGAAGTCGATAGGAAAATACGACATAGATTCAAAAATAAGAGATTCTTCAGTTGCATTTCTTAAAGAAAACGTAGGGCTTCTTGTGGTGCACCTTATAGAAAATGGCCGTCATAAGATTGAAGATATAGTTGTTCAAATAGAGATATATACCGATGAGCAAACTCAGAAAATTCATGAGGTTTTAGTGAAGTATGATAATAATCGAACTAAGAACTAGCACTTAAAGGACAATTACGCAGCAGCTGCTGCAGGTTGAGATTTTCAGTTTTACTGTGAAAGAGACATAGATGGAAGAGAAAAAATGGTTCACGAGAGAAGTAGAGAAGCTTAACTGGGTACGTATTACAGCCTTCAGACCCGGTAAGAGCCAGATTCCTATTTTAGTTAGGGGATCGACTAGAGTTTGTTTGAATGAGCCGATTTTTTATAAGCCTGCCAATATGCTTCCTGAAACTCCGTATGGGGTTGAGGATAAGATTGTTATAGAATTTTATGCAGTAATATCATTTGGATGGAGTGAATATTATCCCCTTAATGGAGTTTTTATCGGCAGTTGGTATTCGGTTTGTGAAGGGAAAACGATACCTCGCAAAGATTATAATCCTGATAAAGGCATCAAGAGATCAACGATAGATTCAAATATTTTTGGTACTTTTACTGCAGAAAAAGCTCGCCTATTCCTTGTTGATAGCGATGAAAATAAGCATTTTGAGACTGATGATATAATTGAATGGGTACATATATTATGAGTAATTCAGCATGGATTAATACTGATGACTATTTCCCAGGCGCGAGTCATAAAGGCGTAATAGTAGTTCACGGAATGATGAATTTGGAGCTTAAAGAACCTTTTAGACTCCGAACATTTATCACTTTGAAGAATATGAAAGAGAAATTTGAAGAAACAAAGCACATAGGTATGGAATATTATCTTTTTACCAATAAAAGTCCTCTGAATATCCGACCTATAAGCTTGGAGGGATGCTTTATAAAAGACATTTCTTGTCTCTGTGGATGCAAAGTGTCTAAAGGATTTGATGCATATGGTGAAGACCATGATATTTTATTGGGAAAGCTTGATCTTGGCAACATTTTAACGGCTGGTAAATCAGAAATATTTACTTCTCCACCTATGTTCTGTTGGGAACAAGTGCTTTATTGGCAAAGATTAGAGGATATAAGAGATGAACTGGCAGAAATTAAATAAAGATTCTCTTGAGGGGCTTAAAGCTATCAAGAGCTATATTTTAGTAGGCAACCCCAACGATAAAGAATTCCCCTATGATCTGATACTTTTTTTTAAGGAAGATGTACAGGATGGGATACCGAGTTTTTGGTATAGCATGGTTCATCACGCATGTTATAAGTGTGGTCAGGTATATGAATATGATGACGAAGACGTTATTAACTGCTATACCCATTTTTGTGTTGTGAATGAGCCATTAGACTAATTGTGCAGCAGCTGCTGCGTAAATAGAAAGAAAGAAAATTATGAAGATAAAAACGATATCCGTTAGAGATGAAACCGTCAGATATCTTATTCTAAAAGTGTTAAACGCGATAGTTGATGAAATGTTTTATCATTTTATAGTGACGGGTAAAAAAGAAGCGTGTGTACCTACTGATCAAAAGATTGAAGCTCTTAATAATTTTCTTAAAAAGGTTGCTTTTAATAAGCCTGAAGATCATGAAACCTATGCCGGAATAACAGCTGAAATAAGCACCGTGATTAAAATAATAGGCGCGGAGAAAAAGTTAGCGGCCTTTTTGTTTGATCTATCGCACGAAGTACTTAAAAAATTAAAAATACATAATGTAGAAGGGTTCATTAATGAATACCACGAAGAAAAAGAAGCTAACTAATATTAACTTTGACATATTTATTCACGATGTCCTTTTAAACACCCACGAACAGATGGGTTCAACGTCTGCGGAAGTTCTGACTAAGAAAGAATGGGAATTCCTCATTCAAGGTTGGCCTAGAGAAGAAGAGTTATATGTATGGCATAGACCCAATCACAAGGAAGAGGTATTCAGCATATTAAGAAATAGGGATCCAAATGGCTATGAGCCAGATAGTTTAAATTATATGTATAACTCAGTGCTCTTTAGATCGCATAGTCACGCTGATACTTCGGCTAAGACGCTCAAAGATCTTGGTGAATACATAGAGTCTAATTCTCTTACTAACTTTGCTGTTATTTACTGCAGTATGGATGAAGAGCCATATAGAATCATGGTCCCCAATAAGAAAAAATAAGTAATAGAGAGTAGTAATGAGCATAGAAACAACAATTCATCTGAACAAGTTCAGCAATGAAAGAGGCATAAATGAGCTTAAAGCTTGATCCACAACTACTTCAGTTATTCTTATTAAAACTAAAGCATTTTACTGAAGAAATGCATTTAATTCAGCAACTATTGCCGGGAAAAGATAAGGATGAATTGATTGAGTATTATCTGGATTTAGTAGAGAAGAGTTATTTAGAATCATATTTTCACTTTGCTCATATAGATCAACCTGAATGGCGTGGTATTTTTATTGAAGTTCTTTTTTCAAAATTCGGGGTACATATGAAAAAAGAGGGAATAGTAGAAATTATTCAGAACGACGTAGATTTGTTTTCGAAGACATTTATTCATAAAGTCCTAATGCAGTTTTTTAGAGGCGAATTAGAAGGTATGGAAGATTTGAAGGATTAATTTTTCATCTCCCGCTTTTTTTAGTTTTTTTATTTAAGAAATAGAAAGAGTAGTAATGAACGTAGAGACAACGATTCATCTGAATAAGTTCAAACCACGAGCATATCAGGTGCCGATTTGTAAGGCGATAGCGTCTGAGGGTGGTAAGTATAGAAAGTTGATATGTGTATTGCCCAGGCGGGCAGGTAAGGATGTTCTGTTATGGAATCTGGTAATTAGAGCAGCGCTGAAAGAGGTAGGAAATTACTTTTATTGCTTGCCCACATTTGCACAGGCGCGAACAGTAATATGGGATTCTATTACTAACGATGGCCAGAAGTTCTTAGACTTCATTCCAAAAGAGATCATTGCAAAGATCAGGAATGACACGATGCAGATAGTGCTGATTAATGGATCACAGATCAAGCTTATAGGATCAGACTCTTATGATACCAGTATCATTGGATCTAACCCCAAGATGATCGTTTTTAGTGAGTACGCACTAGCAGATGAGAATGCTTATAAACTTGCTGCTATGCCCATATTAAGGGCCAATAACGGCATTGTGGTAATGATATCTACCCCTCGTGGCAAGAATCATATGTATGAGCTGTTTGAGATAGCAAAGAATAGCCCTGAATGGTTCACTTATTTTCAGACAGTTGAAGAAACTCAGCACATTGATATAGAAGAGATTAAGAGGGATATTGAGCGGGGTGAGATAAGCCCCGATATGGCACGCCAAGAATATTATTGCAGCTTTGAAATGGGACAGGAAGGGTCACTTTATGCTAAATATATTGATAAAATGCGCCTTGATGGTCGTATTGGCATCGTACCATGGGAGCCTTATCACAAGGTTTATACTAGCTGGGATCTTGGCATTGCTGATCCAACTTGTATAATTTTCTTCCAAGTAATTGGCGAGTTGGTTAGAGTTATAGATTATTATGAACAATCGGATAGAGCGATGGATCATTTTGCCAAAATAGTGATGGAGAAACCGTATGTCTATGCTACGAATGGGCATTTTCCTCCTCATGATATCATGGCTCGCGAGTCTGCTCGTGGGCTTACTAAGCGTGAGATGTACAAGGAGCTCGGGATCAAATTCACCGAGCCAGTTCTCATTGATATCGAAGATGGAATAGAGCTTGTAAGAAGGACGTTTAGTAAGATGTGGCTCGATGAGAAGAATTGTAAGCAGCTGATTAAGGCGCTAGAGAACTATCGCTATGAGTGGGACGATAAGATTAAGAGATATAAGAGTAAACCATTACACGATTGGTCTAGTCACGCGAGCGATTCTATGCGGTATATGTGCGCTGCACTGCCCAAATGTCGCTCTGGTTCGAGCCCTGAAGATCTTGAAAAGCGGTATCAGGAAGCAATGTATGGAACGAATAGTAGAATGCCGAGTGTGTTTAGAGACGATATAGGATACTAAATGAAAATCGATGATTTTATAGTCATAAACTTTATAATTTTCGCTCTTCTGTCATTCCATGCACCTCTTTTTTGGATGCGTTATGCCTCAATGATGGTAACGCTGATCGTCCTCGTAGTTTATTGCTTTATAATAGAATACGAAACAAGAAAAGGAATTCGATGAACTGGATTAACCCAAGACACAAACTCCCCGTAGATGAACAGCTTATATGGGCACTCTTTATAGAGAATAGAGCTGGCGAGCAAAACGGATTTCCTTCTGCAAGTGCTAAGATATGTAAAGCATCTATAGATATGTATGGAGTTGTTGAAGCATCTGAAATTACGCATAAGGGATTTCCAGAGGGAGGCGGCAAGTATTTCTTTGAGTGGTGGCATTCGTATCAAGAAGAAGACGCAGACCGTTATTACCATGGACATGGCGCCTATAGAATGGAAAACATGATTATTGCGTGGATTCCTTTCGAGTCCCTTCCTGCGTGGACTCATATTAACATAGAAGAGTCTAAAAGAATGATCATACATTCTGAGCAGTATAAAAAAGGCATTATGATTGCTAAAACAAGAAAAGATATAGAAAAAGCACGAGGAGAAAGCCCTTACTTTATACAGATATCAGATAGAAAACCCATAGAAGACGGTGTCTATGTTGTTGCGAATAAAGACGGTGTTTGGCTTTGTCGTTATGAGCAGAAGACATGTAGCCCATGGATAGCGCCTAATGGATCACTAGTTGACGCATGGTACCCCGTTCCAAATCATTACTAGGATATTAGATGATTTCCGATTTTCCGATTGCCTATGCATATAAGAAAATAAGAAAACATGAGGTTAGTTTTAGTATACAGTCTCCTCAGGAGTCCATCGATGATAAGAAATACTTTGATGACCTTGCAGCGCGTGGTCTTGTTGACGAAGAAGGGTATGAGCTCACTGAAGAAAGGGAACGCATAATTCGTTATAAGAACGATAAGAAGTACACCAAGGCTCAATGGGATGAGTATTTAAAGGAAAGAAGAAATGGCTAGAAGAAACACTCGTCATATCATAATAAAACAGACAAAGACTCAGAATCCTCATTTGAGAATGATAATGATAATGGGAAGAAAGGACGCCGACGCAAAGTACGGCGTTGGTATGTATGATAGAGCGAAGGCTTTTTCAGAGGATTGGAAGAGAAGCGATATTCCCATGGATTATGGGATTATGGAATGATGAATTGGATTAGTGTTAAAGATAAAATATTAGAAAAACTTAATGATAACGATCTTTTAATAGACGAACCATGCAATCTTATCGATGGGTTTATAAATATACCTCTTGAGCCCATGTTACTTGAGATAATAATACCCAGAAAATATTATTCAGTCATAAGTGTTATAGGTAAGGAAACGGGAAAGATATATTATATAAGCCTTGATAGTCTAGGAATTCTATGAATTGGATTAGTGTAAAAGATCGGCTTCCACTAAGTGGAGCTATCGTTCTTGGTACTAGTTATACTATCGCGACAAATCTCTGCGGTTTGCATGTAGTTATGTATGTAAATGATGATTTGAGTATTTTGTGGGGGTTGTGATGCTTGAAGAGTGCAAAAATAAATATGTAGTATGGAATTGGGAAAGAGGGATGAAAACTTTTTGCTGCAAAACTCACGTAGAAAAATATGTCGAAGAGAGGAACGAGCTCAAGAGAGTAAAGATAAGTAAAAGTGAAAATGAACTGGATTCCAATGACTTGGATTAGTGTAAAAGATCGATTGCCTAATGATTCAAAAGAGACTGTTTTGGCTCTCGTTAATAATAAGATTATGATGGGCTATTTTCATGCTAGAGAAAGTTGGAATGAGGACCTTAAGGGCGTTAAGAGAAACTATGTTAAATGGCGATACTTTACTCCTTGTATATGGCTAGAAGATAACTCATGCGATGAATGCGAAACTAAGAAGTCATGTGGCAATCATTGTATTAGTTGTTGTGAAAAAGATTATGAGATATCTCTTTTAATACCTTCTTATGGAATTGATGTAGTAACTTATTGGATGCCATTACCGAAGGGACCTGATAATGAATAGCCTTGTTGAGAAGATAATGAACGTTGACAAAGCAGTCCGTGAGCTCTATGCGTCTATGATTGAGATGCTCAATCAAGAGGATATGGACTATAAGATTGAGTTTCAGGATAAAGTATTTGACTTTTGGGCGCCTTTGACCCAGGAAGAGAAGTATGAGATGGATAGGAATAAACATAATGCCACTACTGCTCTCTTAAAGGATGCTCTCGAAAAGCTTATTAATACTTCATATGCTGAAACTTCGAATATAAGAAGCGGACCTACACTAGAAGGTCTACTTACATTTGTCTGGATAAACATAGCAAATCTACAGCGAGCCACTAAGAAACAAGACCAAGTAAGTACTATTGTGTCCACTGAATCGTATTCTGTTGACGAAGGAAGCTCAAAAGATCTAGACTATGATAGTATCTATATACAAGCACAAAGAAAGGATCTGTCTGATGAAGAGAAGTGGGATATTCTCCTCCGTAGTTTCGTGGATAAAAAACCTGTGGTATCAGAGCAATCAGAGTGATACTACCCAATCAATAATTTTAGACAGTACTCCTGTAGATCTAACACCACAATCGGTGATTCAGAAAGAGATCAATAGGCCTCGCGCAACAATAAGACAGGTAAAAAAGTCTGTTATGAGTGAATTGAAAACAAATTCTATGAAACCCCATTCAGGTACTTGTGAAGACATCTTTGCGTGTAAGAAGAGAGTGTGCTTTGATAGAGAACCTGATAAGATTGTTTCTAAGCCATACGCCGTAAAACGTTAGACGAAGTTCTCATCCCCCTAATTTATTCGTTTATCGCCTCGGGTAACACCGAGGTTTTTTTATGTTTGTAACAAATACTTGATTACGAATCTCCTCCTTTATAGAGTTAGTGCTGAGGCATTAAACTTTTAAAAAGGAGAGTGGAATGTTGTTTCCCCAACTTGGCCCTCAATACTATGATGAACGTGATCGTGGCATCCTGGGAAGAATGGAAGCTTTCTATGCAGAAAGCATTACAATTAACCAATCTTTCTGGGGAGAAGCTGATACCGATACACGATTCTTTGTAGGAGATCAAACCTTATGGAATGATCTGTATGGCAACCTCCCTGCCAATAGACGCAGGCAATTCACTTTTAATAGAATCCGTCGTGTTGTTAATATGATTAGCGGTCATCAAAGACGTAATAGAAAGTCTTTGATTGTCTCTCCACGAGAAAATGGAGATTCTGAAACGGCCGATCAAATGACTAAAGTGCTCATGAGTATGATGCGTCATGAAGGAATGCTTGAAACTATTTCAGAAGCATTTGAGGGATCATTAGTAACGGGTATGAATCTTTTACAAGTCTGGGTGGACTACAGAAGCGATGTTATATCGGGCGATATTAAACTTGATAAGTGTAGCTATAATAGCTTTCTTATTGATCCCTATTTTCGTAAGCCAGATCTTTCTGACTGTAATGCAATTTGGAAGCGATCTTTTCTCACCAAACGAGAAGTAGTATCCCTTTTACCTGATAAAGCAGATGAGATCCTGGGGCTTATTGGCACGGACAGTGGAACAGGCAGAGATGGTAAGTTCCAGTTTATGCCTGAGTCTTACAATTTTGGCCTCAAAAACCTCTTAACCTACGATGAGTTCTATTATCGTGATTATCGCACGCAGAGAATGCTCGCCGATACTGAAACGGGAGAACAAATTGAATGGAAATCCACGGATGATGAGAAGCTAAAACTTTTCATGCAGGCATATCCCAATACCACGATCATAGAACAGGAAATTCCAACCGTTAACTTGGCAATTGTTGTGCAAGGGAAGGTGTTCTATGATGGACCAAATCCTCTGGGAATTGATAAATATCCTTTTGTTCCTGTGCTTACTTATTATGCGCCTGAACTGCCATATTTCCCGTGGCGTATACAGGGTGTTGTGCGTAATCTACGTGACAGTCAGTATTTATATAACCGTAGAAAAGCAATCGAACTTGACATACTGGAAAGCCAGATTAACTCAGGGTGGATCTATAAAGAGAACGCACTCGTAAATCCTAAGGATGTGTTCTTGAGCGGGCAAGGTCGTGGACTGGCTCTTAAAGAAGAAGCACAGATGACCGATGTGCAACAGATTCTTGCTCCTGCTATACCACCATCTACTATTCAGCTTTCGGAGATCCTGGGCAAAGAAATAAACGAAATTAGCGGTGTATCAGAAGAGCTTATGGGCTTTGATAACAAGGATACTCTTTCTGGGTTCCATGCAGCATTAAAACTGAGTGCCAGTACCACAACATTACAAAGTCTTTTTGATCAACTTGATAGGGCTATGCAGATTACTGGTGAGCTCATCTTAGATGTTCTAAGGGTGAATTACACTCCGGGTAAGATACAGAAGTTCTTAGAAGGGCAACAACCGACTAAAGAGTTCTATTCTAAAGCATTTGGGCGATATCATGTTGCTGTTGAAGAAGGTCTTAATACTACAACTCAAAAGCAAATGCAGTTTGCTCAGTTGATGGATCTGAGAGCAGCGGGTATTCCTATTCCTGATGATGTGCTCTTAGAAGCAACCACTATACAGAACAAGAAACAACTCATTGAGACGTTACAGAAGAACCAAGAGCAGCAACAGAAGATGCAACAAATGCAGATGCAGGCGCAGCTTGAACAGTTACAGGCGCAAACTGAACTCAACAAAGCTCGTGCAGTGGCAGATGAAGGATTGGGTCTTGAACGTGCGAGTCGGGTTCAGGAAAACCAAGCATTGGCTGTTGAACGAAGAGCTGAAGCTGAGAAGGATCATGCAGTTACGCTCGTTAACATCGTAAAAGCGTTAAAAGAGCTGGACCACATGGACATTGAGCAGTTAGAGAAATTGATCGCTATTTCGCACTCTATTAAGGATCAGACACGCCTTGATGAAGAGCAGGTAGCAATGAAACAACAAGTTCCAAAGAATGCCACTAACAAGTAGTTAGGGGTTTACACAAACCCTGCAGGTAATGCTGCAGTAACTAAGGAGCCACAATGGCTAAAAGACACCACGGTCACATGAAACACAAAATGGAAGGTCATTACGAGGGTCATGCAGGTCGTCGTCATCAAGAGATGCAAGACGCAGGTATGATTCGCGAAGACCATTCAGCAATTGCTAATCTTCCTCAGGAAGTGATGATAAAAAGCTGGGAAGCTCGTGAAATGTATACGCCCGAGAACCTTGATGACACCGCAAAAGGCATTGATCGTCAAATGCATGAAGATGGTTCTAAACGTAGCAAACACGAACGTCCCCATAAATACTAAAGCGTCGACAACTTGTCGACAGTTTGTCGGCAGCTTGTTTTTATAAGGAGTGACTATGCCAGCAATGCCACGGTTTAGTAAGAAAGGAGCTAAAATTGCGTTCAAACTTTTGGGAACACCCGAAAATCTACTCTATAAGCCTAAGGGCAAAAAGAAAGAGATTGATAAGCAGTTATTGTTCCAAGAAACCACTCGCATAAGGTAAAGGACAATTATGGATAATTTTAGCGTAAAGTTTGCTTCGGGAACATTCTACGACAATATTACGCCTCGTAGGCGGCAGGAAGTAGCAGACTCTCGTATGATCCAAGAGGATCAACAGGCGATGTCTAACTTGCCCACTAAAGGGTTCCAGCGAATGTTTGATCCAGGAAGTTTTGATAGGCCACCATTTGGTGATGACGAGGTAGGACCTTCTCCCCGTCGCACTGCAAGAAAGGGATAATTATGAAAGCAATGTGTCACAAGTGCAAAAAAGCACCATGCAAGTGCAAAAGTAAGTAGTTATTAGCGATAGGTGGCGTTTGTGAAAATAGCGCCACTTCTTATGTGCGTACCTTGTATTTCGACCATAAGTTACACAAATCTGGGTGGATTTTTAACCAAAAAGGAGATAATTATGCCAAAACTTAAGCCTACAGCCCCTAAAAAGGCAAAAAAGAAACGCGTTAAAGAAGAAATGCACAAGTTTAAAGAAGGAAAACTACACTCTGGTTCTAAAAAGGGGCCTGTTGTAGAAAACCCTAAGCAAGCAATTGCAATTGCTCTTTCTGAAAGCGGACAGTCTAAGAAGAAAAAGAAAAAGCATAAGAAGAATAAATAGAAAAGGACGGCGCATTAGGATCGCTATCCTTTTCTAAAAAAGTAATAGAAGTTCTTTTAAGGGAACGTCATGTAAGATTATCACAAAAGAGGCAGAATACAATGAAAAAAAAACAGACGGTTGGATCCGTTGCGCTTGATTTGATGCAAAAGACTCCTGAATCTCGTAGTCCAATCGAGATAGAACGAGAAATGCAAAAAGAGTATCTCAAAGAGCTCATAGAGTGTGTTAATATTCACAAACCATTACTTATAGGCAATTTCTTTTTAGTAGTTATCACTAAGAATGAGAAGCTTATGCCCAATGTGTTTAGAAACTACTTCTCCGCACGGCAATCGTGTCCCACTCCAGACTATGATCAATCAGTGTTTATGTATCATCGAGCTAATGATGCTATTGAATATCTATGGACTGTTCCTACAAGGGAAGTTTGTCATCACTTAAAAGATAATGCTATCCACGTAGCGCCTGAAGAGCGGCAACTGCTTACATTTATTCTTGAATTTGCAGATGGGACGCTCTATAAACTGTGCAAAAAGCTTAATAATGAAGAAGAAAAATCACCTTTGATCGTGAAAGGATAGTAGTATGAACGATATTAACTCATTACCACCAGTACCAACACACGTTATAGACGCAATGCAACGTGAAGCTGATAAGAAATTTGGTAAAGTTCCCGGCCTTGATGAGCAACCAGTAGTACAACCTAAACTTAATCCTATGTTGCAGCAGCATGAAGAGCCAGTATTTCAGGAAGTACAAGAAACTGTGGATCAAGAACCCACAAATTACCCTGAAAATCCGGAGCCCCAGTCCGAAATATCAGGTGAAGATGAAGAAGTTGATTTAAGAGAGGTAAAAAAGAGAGTAGTTGAAGCCGAGCAAGTTACTAATTTTAGAGCTATGAAAAGAAAAGCTGAAGCTGCAGAGCGTGAGCGCGATGAAGCCCTTAAGCTTCTTAAAAAATTAGCTGCTCAACAAGAAGCTTTAAAACCAGAGCCCCAGGAGCCTGAAGAAGTTGATACTTTTGGTATGAATCCCGATGATCTTGTTGAAGGAAAACATCTGAGTAAAGTAGCTCGTGAGATAAAAGCGCTTAAGCAACAACTTGATGCTGCTCAAAATCAAAACTATATGAGCACCACCGAAGCACGCCTCAAGGCGCAGTTTCCTGACCTCGATAAGGTACTTACACCAGACAACATAGAAACGTTTAAATACGCCTATCCTGAGCTTGCTTCTACGATAGATTCAACCAAAGATATCTATACGAAGGCAGTTTCCGCCTATACAATGATCAAGAAGTTCGGCGTCTATCAAGAACCCGGATTCAATGCTGAAAAAGAGATTGCCAAGAAGAATGCAGCTAAACCGCGTCCTTTGGCAAGTGTTGCTCCACAGCAGGGTGATAGTCCAATGTCACGAGCTAATGCTTTTGCGAATGGGTTAACCAAGGAACTTCAAGAGCAGATGTGGAAAGAGATGAGTCAGGCAAGGAAGGATTATTGATGAGAAAAAAATCTTTATATTGTACTCACATGAGTAATATGCCATCAGGCGTTCAAATAAAAATGTTTGTTATTTCTGATTCTGATGGGCAACGTTATATAATTTGTGATGATTGCAATAATGATTATGTTATCGGCAAAGAAGAGTCTTTTCCTAAGAATGGAATAGAATTGACTAATATTGATCCATCAGAAAGACAATAGATTTACCCGTCCGTGTCGTCTAAATGGTTAGGACCTCAGGTTTTCAACCTGAAAATGATGAGTTCGATTCTCTCCACGGATGCCATTTACTTGCATTCAATTTCGCACTCGTCCTATACTATCCTTAGCGTCTAAGAAGGATCGCTCCCTTCAGAGCGTCAATAGAGCCATCGCTCAGCTCACAGGCGTCAGTACGCAAGAATCGACCTACTTGCAAACCCGCGTATCAACCCTTGTTCAAGGGAATACTATGTCAATTACTACTACGAGTTCATTACCTGCTCCGGTGCAGCAGAGTTTTAGTTATAAACTCTTATCTGTTCCGGTTCCAAATATGATCCACAAAATACCTGCGATGCGTAAGAATATGCCCCGTAATGGTGGTACAACACTGCGTATGCGTCGTTATAACCCTCTTAACACTGCGATGGTTCCACTAGGAAATTCTGGTGTTACGCCACCACCACAGAATCTTACTGCAGTTGATATCGATGCTAAGATCAGTTTTTACGGTAAAGCGTAGGTGCCGTATGTCTGGTTCTGGAACTTTGACCTATGTGCAACTTAATGAACAAGTTACACTCCAGAATCAGGATCCCGTAAAGTTTAATGCGGGATTAAAACCTTCTCTAATTGACTTGGAAGCCTACGGCGAAAGCTATGGTAACAAGGGCGAAGGATTTTTAAGAGGATGATCATGGAAACGCGAATTAAGATTTCTCAACTCACTCAACAGCATCAGGCGCTGCTCAGTAATTTCGGGCGGAAGTCTCTTGCTGCCAATATTCTTGGAAGTGAGTCTGTAGCGAATCATAACATCGCACTGTTTCTTTTTGATAATCAAATATGGTTTAACTATCGGCAACAAATAATCCAACATGGGACCAGTTGCTTGCCAGTTATAAACAGGTCGAGTGAATTTCTTTTTGCTCGTCCATCTATAGCGCGAGTCTTTGGATCCGCCAAAAGTATTCTCAAGCCATACTACGAGCTCTTCATCGCAGCTTGTAATCTTGAGCATAGAATGCCATTGATAGCCGTTACCATATTTTCCTTGTTTTGTATGGCCAATATATATACATCCCTCACCGTCTATAAGGCCAGCGAGATAAGCGATTTCTGCAATAGAATGATTAGTCTTAAAGTTAACAATTTTACCCATATGAATCCTTTCATTAACTATTATACTGTAATTAATGAAAAAGTCCACGCTGAACGACTAAACGAGAAGGCCACGAAAGTGGATGCGATAGTCTGAACTCTATTCGAAAGATAGAGAGGCGAATCCGAAGAGGTTTGCCCGCCTAGCAATAGGTCATAAAAGTAACAGAACTGATTAAACGAATGCGCAGCACGTCTTGGTGTATCTTTACGACAAACTGAAGATCAGTTAACCCGTGATATGTTGGCGTCTACCGCGTCATTCATTAACTGTACTGGCGGTGTGAATGGTGATAACCCTACCGAAATTACTCGTTCTGATGTGGACACAGTTGTTCGTGCATTACTTAATAATAATGCATACACAATTATGGATAACATCGAAGGGGCAGATAAATTTGGTACAGCTCCTGTACGTAATGCTTATTTCGCTCTCTGCTCTACGCAGTTAACGGGTAACTTAGACGCAGTTTCTGGCTTTATACAAGTAAACCAGTATCCAGCGCCTATGAACGCATTACAGTCAGAATGGGGTGCAATAGGTAACCTTCGGTTCCTTATTTCATCTATCGGTTCTTCTGTAGCAAACGCATCTGCTAACGGTAACACCGTATATAACATCTTCTGTGTTGGTATGGAAGCATATGCATGTATCGAACAAGATGGTTATTCTGCAGCCTTCATTTATAGACCGCCTATCTATGATGGTCCATTAGCGTTGAATGCTTCTGTTGGGTACAAATTCGCAGAGGTTCCACGTATTACGAACGATCTTTGGGTACTCAACTTACGTGCGACACTCGCTTAAGGAGAAATCATGGACGGAACTATATTAGGTCAAGGTACCTTTGTAGCAAATTCTACAGGTATTACTAACCCCAATGCGGGTAATGCTTCTATTGGTCAAGCGAATGCGACGATTATCCAGATTCCTTCAAGCGCTGATTGGATGATAGTAAGAAACTTCACTCAATACGGTACTGTGGGAACAACAGGCGCTTACTTTAATGGAACAGCCAATGCTTCTAATGGTCAAGAATTCTATTGGCAACGTGGTATGGCTGCCGGCGCTGCAATTGTTACCTATAAAGGAGCTGCTTCAGGAGTTCTTTCGGGCGATACTATTGCTTCCGGTGGGTTCACTCTTTATGATCCATCAGGAGTATCAACAGGCGCTCAACCACTTCTTGGACCTGCTGTTGCAACGACTGCAACGACTAATGCAACACGACCAGTAGTATCAACTGTTTCAACTGCAGGAATATCTGTGGGGACCGTGGTTCGTTTAAGTAATACTGCACAAAGTGACATCAATGGTATCGACTTTGTTGTTGGTGCGGTAACTCTTAATACAAGCTTTACTTTAACGGGTAATGCAGGATCAGCTCTCGCTACAGCTCCTGGAGCTATCGGTGGTGCTGGATTCTATAGAATTGTATATAACGGTAACAGCGCTCTCTTCTATCCAAGAAGAAGGGTTATTACCAATATTACTCAAGCGGCTAATGCCGTTGTTTCTACTTCTGTGGCACATGGGTTAACTCCAGGACAAGAAGTTAGATTTAGTATTCCTGATGTTTCTGGAATGACTCAGTTAAATCCACAGATATTGAATAGTTATTTCCCTGCTAATAGCTCAGTAGGCGCTATTGTATTGACGGTGATAGATGACTATAGCTTTACTATCAATATTAATACCACAGCATACACTGCGTTCACGTATCCAACTATTGCTCAACAACCAAGTTCATTCCCTCTCGTGATTCCTTTTGGTGAAGATACTGCGACATCACTTTCAGTCCTTGGAGCGCAAGTTCCTACTATTAATGGTCAGCAGATCTTTAATACCAATACCGGACTTCTTGCTGATGCAACAGTGAATACTGGGTATCTCGGAATGATTTTAGGAAATGGTGGGGCTGGACTTGCTCTTACTACGCCAATTCTTGGACCTTCTGGATCAATAGCATGGTCGGCGGGTAATGCTCCAACAGGTGACACTATGTATTGGGTAGCAGGTAAGTCTACGTACGGCGGACTATAAAAAAAGGCCGTAGCATGAGGACTACAGCCTTTACAAAAAAAGGAAATAAAATGATGGATAGAAATCATCATATTATTCACACAAAGATTAACACCCTTAAAAAAGGATTGCAATGGAAGCACAAAAAGTCGTTAAAAAAGAAGAACCAAAAGTAAATTTAAATTATCAACGTGACAAAGATAAAGAGCCAGTAAAAGGCATATTTAGATTTCATGAAGTACCGGGGGGAGAGATGAGCTTTAGCCTAAAAATCCATAAAGGTGACCAGGTTGAAACCTATACGCTCAAAGATGGTGAAATAAAAACAGTACCACTCGGCGTTGCAAAGCATCTCAATAAGAACTGCTGGTACCCTGAATATGACTATGTGAAAACTGATGATGGTGGAATAATGCAAAACATTGCAAAAATCACTAAAAAAGTACGCCGATGCAGTTTCCAGAGCTTAGAGTTTATTGATATTGATGATGTGAGCAATGACTTTAAAGCAGTAGAAGCGGCGGTGTAATATGGCAATTCTTGCATTTCCATTTCCTATTTTTCAGAGGGCGATGCGGATAATATCAACCATATCGCAGGCACCCCAAGCTCAAATAACAACAACCTTTAATCACCAATATCAATCAGGTGAGATCGTTCGTCTTGTTATACCTCTTGGATTTGGCATGCAACAAATTAACCAAATGTATGCGCCTATTACCGTAACGGGACTGACGACGTTCACGATGCCCATAGATTCAACCAATTTTGATGCATTTAATGCAGCGTCTACGTTTCCTGATAATAAGCAATACGCACAGGTGGTTCCGATAGCTGAGATTGCCTCGCAGCTTGAAGGGGCCACCCAAAATGTACTGCCCTATAACGCAGTATAAAAAGGAGAATAGTAATGGCAGATTCTACGTTAGTTGCCATACAGCAAAAGGTACGAAGATTAACGCGGAGTAACTCTGAAGCATTACTGACTACTGCGCAACTTAATCAGTACATAAACACTTTTGTTCTGTATGATTTCCCTGAACAGATAAGACTTCTTAACTTAAGAACAACATTTAGCTTTTATACGGAACCCTATATCGATGTGTATACAACAAGCACTGATACGACTTCACCTCTCTATAATTTTATTAATAAATATATTACTGTGCACCCTCCTATTTATATAGCAGGATTTCAATCACAGTTTTTTGAAGATAGAGAACAATTCTTTGGGATTTATCCTTTTGTGAACTCTATTTCATCTATTGGTATAGATGGAGATGGCTCAACCACTTCTTTTTCAGGAGTTATAAATTCTCAACAAGCGATTAATCCACCGGGAAGTACCCAGCAGACCGCACTGCTTCGTAACAATGTACTGTTTAGCTCCGTTGATACCAACGATAATGGTCTTGCAATGATCGATTTTCCTATCAGTGCTTCGATAGGTAATCTCTATGTTCCCGGTGGAACCCCAACCTCAACAACCGTTCAGGATCCTAATAACTATATTAACTATGTTACAGGACAGTACGTCGTTACCTTTATTGCTCCTCCCGGCATAGGAACCATGATTAATAGCCAGACAGTGCCTTTACAGATATCACTTCCTCAGGCGCTCCTATTTTATGACGGTAAGTTTATCGTTCGCCCTGTTCCTGATCAGCCATACAAAATAAATATGGAAGTGTATACGCAACCTACTGAACTCCTTTCTAGTGGCCAAAGTCCTGATCTTCAAGAATGGTGGCAATATATAGCCTATGGAGCGTCAAAAAAGATATTCGAGGATCGTATGGATCTTGATTCAGTGCAATCAATTATGCCTGAATTTAAGATGCAAGAGCGTCTGTGCTTAAGAAGATCTATTGTTCAACAAACAAGTCAAAGAACTTCAACTATTTACACTGACCAGTCGAGCACTGCAGGGGCTTATGGACCCGGCTTTTTTTCTGGAGGCGGTACGCAATAATGTTGGCACACAATAATATTTAAAAATTAAGGAGATTAGTAATGGCATTAAATGATGTACCTCAATCAGGACAAACCCTAGGTGCAACTCAAAACCCAATCAGACAGAATTTTTTGACCCTAGAAAATTCTTTTATCGTGGACCATGTGGACTATGGAGCAGCAGGTCAAGGTAAGCATAATAAAATAACGTTTCCTGTACAGGGATCAGCGCCTGCTTTTTTAGCAGGAGAAATGGGACTTTTCAACCAGAATGCTGTTCCTACATCCACGTCTGACATATGGGTTGCTCGAGGAACTGCAACTCCTTATCCTATGACCGGATTTGCTAATGGAACCATATCGAGCAATCAAGCAACATTCTGGACGTACTTGCCTTCAGGAATGTTAATGATCGGTGGCTATAACACGACAAGCGCCAACGTTGTTACTATAACCTTTGGTAGCACTGCAGCTGGTGGATTAAATTCTTTTCCTGGATTTTCTAGTTTTATAGGATCTATTACTTCTACACGAATTGACCCGAGTGGTACATCTAATACAGTATCTCGCGTTAACTCTTTTACGTTAACAACGGCAACTTTTGGGACAGCGGTAGGAGCAACCCTTACGGGAACGCAGCCCGTAATAAACTTTTTCTGGACTGCAATAGGAATGTAAGGAGATTTTCATGGCTACAGACCGATTTTTTATCGCACCTTATGATCAAAACTCTGGTCTACAGACTAATGTACGGCCATGGTTGATTCCTGATGATGCATTTGCCAATTTAACAAATGCCTATGTATTTAGAGGAAGAGTTCGAAAACGATTTGGGTCTCGATGGTTCTTAGACAATCCTCTGTTATCTCGCTTTAGAGTAGGAGTTGGATCGACTAATAGTAGTGGAACTTTGAGTGGAACCGTACCGGTCTCAGGACCTTCATTAACCAGTGTAGGTGCACAAGGACAATGGTTTTCTATAGGAACAGTACTATTTACGGTTAATACAACAGGCGCGCTTCTTATATCAGGAGGAAGTGCTACTACTGCAACGTTTGACTTCGCTAACGGAGAGTTCGTTTTTACTGCCGTCTATAATAACGCTACTATACCGGTGCTTCAAGCCAACATGGTCGTTTATTGGTATCCTGGATTTCCTGCAATGGGGCTTTTGACCTATGAAACGGCTATCGTCGATAATCAACTTACTATTGGATTTGATACAAGTTATTCCTACCTTTATAATGGCGGCTGGAATTATATAAGTACCGGTGCAAATACATGGACAGGAAATGACTCCCAATTCTTCTGGGGAGCAACATGGACTGCTGCTAATGCTTCAAGCACTGTATTCTTTGTAACAAATTTTAATGCGCCTGACGGTATTCGTTACTATTCGACAACTGCGGGCACATGGGCACAAGCAATATTTAATTACGATACTATTTCTCTTCCTGGAGGAGCTGCTGTCGGAATAACTGACGGTTCAGGTAACGCTTCAGGCACTGTTGCAGGAGGTTCTGGATTTATAGGGGAGTCATTTATTATTGGCAATACTATATTCACTGTGACTGCTACGAGTGGTGCATTGACTGTGGCATCATTAACTTCTTCTGCTGCAGTAGGGGCCGGAACATTTAACACATCAACAGGCGCCTATACGTTTACTGGCGCTTCTGCAACGAGCCAAATATATTTTACTGATGGTAATGTCGTCAATACGGCGGCTATTATAGTGGTATTTAAAAACCGATTGTTGCTCTTTAATACGGTAGAGAATGGACTGCCTTATGTTAACAGATGTAGATTCTCTCAAATAGGGAACGTATTAGATCCTGCTGCATGGCTCCAAAGTATACCGGGAAGGGGAGGAGCGATTGACGCGCCTACGGTAGAATCTATTAACACCGTAGAGTTTGTTAAAGATCGACTTATCGTATTCTTTGAGCAATCTACTTGGGAAGTAGTTTACACAGGAAACCAAGTGCTTCCTTTCGTATGGCAGCAGATTAATACCGAATTAGGCGCTGAATCTTCATTCTCCGTGGTTCCTTTCGATAAGGTCGCACTTTGTGTCGGTAACGTTGGAGTACATGCTTGTAATGGATCTAACGTTGAACGTGTTGATGATAAAATTCCAGATCAGGTTTTCACTGTCTCGAATGCAAATAATGGCATTTATCGTGTGTATGGCATCAGGGACTATTTCGTTGAGCAAGTATATTGGAGCTACCCTAGTACTGATACTTCTACTGATTCTTACTTTCCCAATAGAGTATTGGTATTTAACTATAAGACGGGAACATGGGCTCTAAACTGGGACTGCATAACCTGTTTTGGCTATTTCAATCCACAAAACGGCGTTACATGGTCTAACAATGATGTTACATGGGATGATGCGGTTCCTTGGGATAGTGATGAAGTACAACTTCTCTTTAGGCAGGTTATTGCTGGTAATCAAGAAGGATTTACCTTTGTATGCGATGCTGATATTACCTCTAACGCTGCAGTTCTCCAGATAACTGATGTTATAACCAATCCGGTAACTCAATTAACTATTATTAATCATACCATCGAACAAGGTGAATTTGTCTACATAATCGATTGTTCATGGAGTGATAGTAGTAATGGCCTTAATGGACAAATATTCCAAGTTATTGGAGTTATTGATGTTAATAACATAGAAATAGGACCAATAGCGCCTTTCACGGGAAACTATTCAGGAGGTGGTCTTGTTGCCCGCGTAAGCCAATTAGATATTCAGACGAAGGAATATAACTTCTATGCCAAAGAGGGTAGAAATTCTTACGTCTCAAAAGTTGATTTCATGGTTGATAAGACAGGCGCAGGGCAAATAACGGTTAACTTTTATGACTCAACATCGACTTCGCCCTTGTTACAGGATGGTCTTTATAATGGAGTCACCTTAGGTACAGGAGTTCTGGAGACATTTCCTTACACTGCGGCTAATGGAGTTCCTGCACCCGTTGAATTTGAACAAAATCAGGTCCGCCTATGGCATCCTGTCTATCTTCTTGCTGAAGGTGAGGTAATACAGATGCAACTTACTATGACAGACGCTCAAATGACTAATGTTGCTTTGATGGATGAAGATTTTCAACTGCATGCAATGTGCATATACGCCCAACCTACTACTATGAGGTTCCAATAATGGCATATATTACTTCACAACTTACCAACACCGGTTCATTCGTTACGACAACAAACGTCTGGGATGTTCAGCAGATACAGGAAGTTGATGTTCGTAGTCCTGAGTTTAAAGAGCTTCTCGTGAGGCTCTATCAAACGGTCAATAACATCGCTCTTTCACTCAATGGTAAAGACAGTGCATTATATACGACCTATGAATTCGTTACCGGTCAAATTTATTCGTTTAATGGCATTAACGATCAAAGGCCAGGATACAGGACAATGGTCAATACTGGACCTATTGGCGCAGGAGTAACGAGTATTAATCATAATCTTGCAGTAACCAGTTCATGGACATGGATAAGTCTTGATGGAATGCTCACAAATCAGACGACTCTTGTGGGTTATCCGATTGACTACGCTAATCCCTCAGCAGCTATTTATGCCCACGTTACAAGTACTCAAGTGGTGATAAATAATTCGAGCGGTGTTACGTTTACTAATGGAGTTGTTGTATTGGAATATATTAAAACTTAAGGATAAATCATGGCTATTAATTGGGGCGATTTAGGCGCGGGCGGTCTGGCAGGAGCAGGGACAGGAGCTACGATAGGGACATCAATTAATCCTGGATTAGGGACAGGTATTGGTGCAGGAGTCGGTGGACTTGCAGGTATATTAGCCGCTCTCTTTGGTGGTGGTGGTAAAGAAGGTGGTAATCATCGACTCACCGAAGCTAGTGAAGAAGAACAATCTATATTAGATTTCTTATTGCAGAATGGCATGGGGCAGTTACAGGATCCTCAAAAGGGATTTAAACCATTAGAAGATTATGCCAGGACACAGTTTGCCAATCATACGGTGCCTTCTTTAGCAGAACGATTCACCTCATTTGCAGGAGGGAATAACGCGTTAAGTTCTCCATCATTCGCATCACAATTAGGGCAAGCGGGAGCAGGATTAGAGTCCTCACTCGCTGCGTTAGGAGCTCAATATGGGCAACAAAATCAACAAAATGCATTACAGCAATTGAATACAGGATTAAAGCCGGCATTCAATACTGATTATAGAGCAAACCAACCGGGAACAGGAACCAATATATTGGCCAGCCTATTGCAGAGCAAAGCTATTCCTAAACTTATTGAACATGGGCCTGCAATATATAATCAATACAAAGCGAATAAAATGGCTCCTAAACAAGCGAAAGGATAAGTCATGATACGAGATGAATCATCAGGTTCTCTTCTAGGCAGATCTTTAGGTTCAGGTTTGGGAGAAGGTCTTGCTGCGCTTATAGACTCTAAAATGAAGTCTGTTAACAAGTCTAATTTTGCTGATTTGCTGGGGAAGAGTGGGTACCGAGGAAACGAAGAAATACTTTCTGAATTAGCAGAACGATTTCCTCAGCAGTTCCCCCAAATTCTTATGGCACTTGCGCAGGGACAAGAAGATCCGCAGCAAATGCAACAACAGCAGAATCCAGAATCACAGTTTGAGCCGATACAACAACAAGGCCAACAGAATATTCCTCAGTTAAATCAGCCCAATATAGAACAACTGCTTAATACGCTTAAAACCAATCCTGGGGCATTACAATTGCAAGGTTTACAGCAACAACAGGCTGGGTTAGGAAATCAACAGAAACAAGCTAATCCTTTGCAACAAAAAGCTCAGAACCCTATACGGCAGCAGAGAAATCCCATTGAGAGCAACTTTGCTCAAGATTTGTCCAGAGGATTGAGATCAAAAGAAGAATACAAAAATGGTAATAAATCTTCAGTAAAACCGAAACACTATGATGCCCTAGCAAAACAGAAAGAAAATCTACAGGACACGATAGCGACCGTCAACGATATGTTGGGATCGCTTGATAAAGGTATAAAGCATGGACTATGGGCTTCTGGTCTTGCCCACTTCACGCCTTCGTGGCTCGATAAAAATTCTGAGATATTCGATAAAGATTCAGCACATTTGATCAATTTACAGTCTCAAGACATTAAAGGGCCTGCAAGTAGATTTAAGCTTTCTCTGATTGAGAAAGAAAAGCCTTCCTTGAAGCATAGTCCTTCAGTAAATAGGCAGATATTAGAAAGATATAAGAAAAAAGCAGAAACAAACTTAGCTAATCTCGACCGACAGTATCCTGAACTTAGCCAAGTTAATTCATACGAAAATGGATCTGAACAAGCAAAATCGTTGCCTCCTAAGGCTGCTAAAGTCATCGCTAAGTTGAATGAGAGTGAGCCAGCATCGGATTACGAAGAAGAATCTGAATTAAAAGCAGGAGGTTTTACATTTATAGTACAAAACGGCGAATGGGTTTATAAGGGATAAAAATGAGAGTAGAACTTATAAAAGGTAAAAAGAAGTCCCCTGCGGGATTTGGTACACGCACTGCAGGAGCTCTTGCACAAGGCATTGATATGCCGGGCCAAATAGCCCAATCGGTATCGAACTTAGCCGGTCAGCCTTTAACAAAACTTATTTCTAAAGGATTAGGAGGTCCAGATATACTTACTCCCATATCGGAAGCTCTGCAATATCTTACTGGTTACTCTGGAAATAATCCCATTCAAGCAAATGAAGTTTTAAAGTCGGCTACGGGAACTACCCAAGAGCAATTTGAACCACAAAGTACTCCTGAATCATACTTACAAAGAGTTCTCAAATTAGCGCCTACTGCTGCATTGACTGGTGGATTAGGGGCAGTGACTAATAGTGCTATAGGCGCGGTACCTGCAACAGCAGCTCAGTATTTAGGAGCTTCACCATTAGTGCAAGATATTGCTCAGATAGCAGGCGAAGTAGGCGCAGGAATATATAAGGGCAAAGTACCTACTTTAAAAGGAGAGCAAAAAGAAGCGTATAAGAGAGCAAAGAGCTTTGGAGAAGGGAAAGGAGCTCAGGCTTCTAATCTTAACAAAACATTTAATAAGCTCGAAGATTCTTTATCTACCGAAGTGAGTGAGTCGATAACTAACAAGATTGAATACGCAAAAAACAAAATAGGTAATCTTATTCAGGGGAAAGATATAAATCCTAATCAGCTTTTTGAGGCGCGTAAAAAACTTTACTCTCTGAGAAAGACTGTTCCTGAAAATGCACAACATTACCTCGATGATTTGACCAAGGGTATAAATGATTTATTTACCGTTTATGGCGCTGAGAACCCTGATTTCTACAATAATCTTAAGTTGGGTGATAAACTCACTCAAATTAAAAACACTCGATCCTATATTCAGGATTTTATAGAAAAGATACCTGATAAATTTCTTGGTCGGTTTACGTCACTTATTAAAGGACCATTAAAATATATAATAGGTAAGGCAGTAGGAGGAGGAGAAAAATTGTTTAAAAATCTCTACAATCATCCTGTTGCTCGATCACATTATTTCAATATGGCAAAGGCTGCTTCTCAAAACAATCCTGCTTCTTTCTTAAAGGCTGTTGAAGACTTTGAGAAGGTATTCAGAGAAGAAGAACCGGAATTCAGTAAACCTAAAAAGTCAGGATTAAAGATTGAACTACTTTCGGGCAAAAAAATTAGATGAGATGCGCCGTATTTCATCTTCGATATCATAAAGAATGCATGCGTATGACATAAAAAGTACATACGCTGCAGTCAATCCCATGATACAGATATAGCCTGCAAGGATGAAGAAAAGTATTGAATATATCATCACTCGTCCCCTTCATGCTCTTCAAGCCACATTTCAGAGTATAATTCACCATCTTCTTCTAATTTTGCTCCGCATGCATCACACCAGATCTCGTCGCCATCCATATTCTGGCATTCATTTACCCAATTAGTATCCTCGTGCAATCTAACATCACAGCGATCACAGAAAACGTCATCTTCTGATATTTTGTATTTAATCATAAATTCCCCCTAGTTTCCCGAAACTTTACTTATATTGCTCTTCTTGTCTTAATTGCTCTATAATTGCCCTCAAAACATACGATGTTATATTACAATTGTGATGTATTGCTATCTCTTTGAGCTGTCTGTGCAATCCCGTAGGAACATCCATTGATAATCTAACTCTTTTCTCTCTAACTTCTTTTGTCATTTATATCCTTTCTATTCATATAGTATCATAACTTTCCACAAATGTACACAAAAAGATGAAAAAAAGACCCCAATTAAGGGGCCTCTCATACATGGGTAATTGTATGAATTAGTTTATGACGCAATCATTTTGGTAATAATTGGTTTGTTTGCGCATAATTTCTTGTGCTTTTTCCAGTTTCATCTGGTCACTCATTTTAGACTCTTCGCTTACGTGAGATCCCCACTGAGCATTGACGTCTATTCTGCTATAATCTTTGTTATTGCCGGTATAAATTGGGCCTGAGTGTTCACCCTTTTCAAAACCGTATTTTTTACCATTGTTGTTATTGTTTTCTGAAGCAAATGATAGTGCTGAAACAATTAATGATACTGCGATCAATGATTTCTTAAACATGAATAACCCTAATAATTATGATTGAGGAGTAACGTAAGGCACAAATTGTGCTCTCATGCGCTCTTCAAGTAGTTCTCGATATGTCATTGGTCGTTCATTCTCTTTGGTATAAATAGGTCCTTCATGGAATGCGTCCTTAACAAACCCATACTTACCGGTTACATCGCCACCGGTTTGAGAGCAAATAGCCATGGTTGATGTAAATATAAAAAGTAATGACGCCTTAAACATACGATATCCTCATGATACATCTACGATATATAAACACTGCTAGGAAAGAATTGTTGTAATGTACAAGTAATTAACGTTTTATCCCCCGTGTAAAAGAACTAACCGATTTTATCACCCATCCCTGTGTCTTGCAAAGGGGAGCCGGTTGTTAGCAGCTCCCATCATTATCACCACAATATATCAAGGAAATACTGTAGTATTTATATTATGCAATATTCTTCCACAAATGTACACAAATATTTATAATTATTTGCTTTCAAATACGCAACTCCCTTAACTAGATAATGAGAGTACTAATAAACCTTAAAAAGGAGAGACGCATGTCTGTGTCACAAAATATAAATATCGCGTATTCGTTTGATCAACCGTTATCGAAGATCTTCCCGAGTCCTATCATTTCTTTACGGTCCCCGTTAACGACTGATAAGGCCCAACTGGGTACCGTCTGGGTTAATAAAACAATCAATGCTGCCTGGATTTTAACCTCGGTAGTGTCTAATAGCGCGTCATGGACCGATATTTCAGGCGCTGCAGGATCATTTACGACATTGACTGTTACTGGAAATAGTACCTTGGGTAGTGCAACAGGAGCCGTGGTTACGATCGGTAACGATTTAGGAGCTACCGGCGTAGTCATAAACTCAGGAAGCGGTGGCATAATTATGGCTTCCAACATTGGCGGCTTTATGAGTTTTTCTTCAGATTCTACTTTGGAGTTTAGTGCAGTAACATCGGTCACTATTGATTCAACACCTGTCGTTAATATCGGTACTGGTGGAACAGCTTCAGCTACAACCATAGGTAATGCAACAGGAGCAAGTTCTCTTGCCCTCGTTACGGGTACTGGCGGAATGTCTATCAGCGCTACGGGACTTGTTTCTATGGTTCCGTCTTCTGCTACTGTAGCATCCCCAACGGCATCTTCTACACAGAACTTTAACGTTATAAAAACAATATTTACTGGGTTCACTACTATTGCAACAGGGACCCAGGCATTCACTATTACTTCTAACAAAATAACTGCTACCTCAGCTATTTTTGTGAGTGTTGCTAACCTTAACGCTTCCGGTAATGGGGCAAAAATGTCCCTCGTGAGCGTTACTCAAGCTGCTGGATCAATCGTAGTCAATACAACGAATAATGGCGTTGGGGCTTTAGGTGGTGGAGATAATGTCATAATTAGCGTCTGGATAATATCTTAGTATTTGCACATGGCTTCTACAATGGTGTAATGTATTGTAGAAGCTAAATATATTAATTTTAAAGGAGTACTCATGGATCAAATATTCACTGTTGTTTTAACTGAAAAAGTTAATGAACGCGTCTATTCTCTCAATCTTCCTATTGGAGCGCCTTGGTCAGAAGCAATAGAAGTTACCCAGTTCTTTGCGCAAGCAGTTGCTAACCTTGCCGCAGATTCTGAAAAACAAGCCGCTGAAAGAGCTGCTGCGCAAGAACCAATAGACGTTCCGGTTGAACAAGTTGAACCCGCAGTTGAAGACGTTCAAGTGACCGAGCAACCAGTAGTAGAGCAGTCTCCTGAGGAGGCGTAATGGCTTTAAAAAATAGTATTAATGCTGTTGAGCTATTCTTTATAGCTTCGACTGTTATGGAAGAAGATACCTATGAGTCTATAAACTCTCAGGGTCTTCCCTTTCCCTGTTTTTTGATTCGAATAATCAATAACAGTGATGAGGATGTAACGGTAAGTTACGATGGTTCTACCGACCAAGATTTCGTTCCTAAGAATACCGTATTACAACTCCCTGTGCAGACCAATAGTCAACCAAGCAACCATGTCGCATTGATACCGAAGGGGACTATTGTATACGTTAAAGGAACAGCCGGAACGGGAGATGTTTATCTAGCCGCCTATTATTCTGTTCCAGCGAGCGTCTAATTAAAGGAGAGTAGTAATGAGCAATTTAGCAGTTCAGATATGGCCTGAGCCATTACGATTATTGACGTCATCTGATTTATCGGGAACCTATATGGGAATAGGAACGGCAACGGTTAATCCTGCTCGTGTTTATTGGGTGCAGAATCTTACTGATGTCCAATTAACCTTTAGTTGGGATGGAGTTACCGATCACTTCACCTTACCCGATGATGGGTTCTTGCTTCTTGATTCTACTTCTAATAAAACATTAACAGGCGGAGCTCTTTCCGTACCTGCGGGCACTCGTACCTATGTAAAAGCAATTAATGGATCTCCCACCATGGGATATGTTGCTGTAACAATATTTTATGGCAAAAATGGATAGGAGATACTATGAGTCAGTCGGGAAAATATACTCCTACCGTCCCCGCGGGGAAATATGTTGAACAAATAGACGGGGATATCGGAAGCGTATCAGGTGCAATTATAACCTTTGAAGCTAACCCGCAGGCGGGAGCTACTATATTCTTCTCAGGGTCTGGTACGTTAATGCTTTTGAACGTTACTGATTTGAATGGTAATACGATATTTGGTGAATCTTCAGGAAATAGTGGAATTTCAGGAACAGATAATACCGCTTTTGGCGCCCATGCATTGCAGGATATGACCACCGGGTCTAACAATTGTATGTTTGGATTTGGTGCAGGATCTACTATAACAAGTGGTTCTGATTGTGTAGGTGTTGGTGAAGGGTGCTTTGGTGCTGGATCTTCTACTTCAAGTAGGAGTATTGGCATAGGAACCTCTACCCTCGAAAACTGTAATGGCGCCTATAATGTTGCTCTGGGATATAATGCTGGTTCTAACTATGCTGGCTCAGAGTCTGACAACATTCTTATTAACAATTCTGGTACTGCAGCAGAATCGAACGTGTTACGTATAGGATCAGCGACGGGAACCGGAACTCAACAACTGAATAAAGCCTTTATATGCGGTATAGACGGAGTCAACGTTGGGTCATCCACCGTAACCGTTGTGACTGAAAATGCAAACCAATTAGGGACGGCTGTTATTACTGCAGGAAGTGGTGTTACCATTACTCCTTCAGCGAATGCTATCACGATTGGTGTTGTTGGTGGTGTACCTATTACTCAAATTGATGGTGATGTAGGATCTGTTGCAGGGAGCACTGTGAGCTTTCATGGCATTGCCTCAGGATCTTCAGTGATATTCAGTGGAACCATTAGCACTATGCTTTTGGAAGTTACCGATGCAAATCTTAATACCATTATAGGAAACAATGCCGGCAATGGTTCTCTCACCGGAACTCATAATACTTCACTAGGGTATAGTTCACTTTCTGCATTAACCAGTGGAGGACTCAATACTGCCATTGGATACCAGGCTGGATCTACCATAACATCAGGATCAGGCAATATCTACCTTGGTAATATAACGGGTGCAACTGCTACTGAAGCTGATACTACTCGTATTGGTAATACAGGGGTTACTGCCGCTTGTTATATTCTTGGTATAGGAGGCGTTGATGTAGCGTCTACGGCGAATGTAGTCGTTGAATCGAGTGATCAATTGGGAACTGCGGTTATTAGTGGTGGAACAAATATATCAGTAACTTCAGGCGCTAACATTATAACTATCTCATCAAGTACTACTGTCACGAGCCATTATGTTACCGTAACTCATGCTGCATCACCTTATACAGCTCTTTCTACCGATTACTACATTTCTTGTGATGTTACTGCCGGGGTAATAACTATATTACTTCCCAATGCTCCTACGACAGGACGTGTTTTTGTTATTAAAGATAAATTTGGCCTTTGTTCTTCAAATAATATTACCATAACAACAGTTGGTGGAACGGTTGGTATAGACGGAGTCACAAGTTTTGTGATGAACACCGCCTATGAAGCAGTACAAGTCATCTTCAACAGTACAAATTATGAGGTATTCTGATGAGTTATAAAAGAATCTCCCCTATGCCTGTTGTTGAAGGCGGCACAGGCGCTCAAACATTAACCGCCCATTCTATCCTTCTTGGTGAAGGAACCAGTGCAATAAGTTCAGTAGGACCCGGATCAGTATCCGGTGTTCCCTTAATAGCCCAAGGATCATCCTCAGATCCGGCTTTTGGCATAGCAAATGTGGTAGGTGGTGGTACAGGAGGAAGTACGTTTACCGCCTATAGCTTAATTACCGCAGGAACGACCAGTACCGCAAGTTTCCAGAACGTATCCGGTGTTGGTACCAGCGGACAAATTCTTACGTCTAATGGCGCTTCTGCGCTTCCTACATGGCAAGCTGTTCCTGCAAGTTCTATATCCATTACGGGGGATAGTGGTGGTGCTCTTGTAGGCGCTGCATTTACCTTCACCGGCGGCGCATCTGGGCTTACCTTCGCAGGAGCAGGTTCTACAGAAACCTTAGGCGGTACTCTTAATGTTGCTCATGGTGGAACCGGAGATAACTCATTTACCGCCTACGCAGTTATTGCAGGCGGAACAACATCGACAGGAGTACTACAAAGCGTCTCTGGTGTTGGAACGAGTGGTCAAGTGCTTACCAGTAATGGCGCTTCTGCATTACCAACGTGGCAAACAGCATCAGCAGGCGGGATTGTAACTCTTGATGGAGACTCAGGATCGGCTACCGGATCAACGGTTACGCTTACTGGATCAACAACCGGTCTTACTTTCACCGGAAGTGGTGCGACAGTAACCCTGGGTGGAGACCTTGTTGTGGCTAACGGTGGAACAGGCAATACTACCTTTACTGCCTATTCTCTTATTGCAGCAGGAACTACGGCTACAGGAGCATTTCAGCATGTATCAGGATTAGGAGCTGCGGGCCAAATTCTTACCTCTAATGGCGCAGCTGCTTTACCTACCTGGCAAAGTGGTGCTGGGGCTACAATATCTATAACAGGTGATAGTGGCGGAGCGATAACGAGTGGTAGCTTTACCTTTACTGGTGGAACAACCGGCCTTACTTTTGCAGGCGCTGGAACCACTGAAACCCTTACAGGTACTCTTATTGTAGGTAACGGTGGAACTGGCAGAGCAACATTAACAAATCACGGTGTCCTTGTAGGCGCAGGTACAGGTGCGATCACTCAGCTTGCCGTAGGAACGACGGGACAAGTGCTCACGGGCGCTACAGGCGCTGACCCTGTATGGGCTTCACCTGCAGCAAGCTCTATCTCTATTACGGGAGACTCTGGAGGAGCACTTATAGGCGCTGCATTTACCTTTACAGGCGGTACGACTGGTTTAACATTCGCTGGAGCAGGCTCTACAGAAACCCTTGGTGGTGACTTAATTGTTGCCAACGGCGGAACTGGCAGAACAACCCTTACGAATCATGGAGTATTGGTTGGAGCAGGTACGGGAGCTATAACACAATTAGCAGTAGGAACCACGGGACAAGTTCTCACGGGGGCAACCGGGGCAGATCCCGTATGGGCATCTCCTGCGGCGTCTTCAATAAGTATAACGGGAGATTCTGGTGGAGCATTAACTGGGAACTCTTTCACGTTTACTGGTGGATCTACCGGTCTTACTTTTGCGGGCGCTGGATCAACTGAGACTCTAGGCGGCGATTTAGTGGTGGCTAATGGCGGTACCGGAAATACAACTTTTACCGCATATTCAGTTCTTTGCGCAGGAACAACAGCAACTGGAGCATTTCAAAATGTTTCTGGGCTCGGAAGCTCAGGAAATGTACTTACCAGCAACGGTGCCGGCGCATTGCCAACATGGCAGGCTGCAGGGGCTTCTTTTGTGTGGTCAGTTATAACTGCTAATCAGAATGCCGCAGTTAATAATGGTTACATTGCTAATAAGGCAAGCAATCTTGTTTTAACTCTACCCACAACAGCGGCCGTAGGAACTCTTATTGAAATAACTGGAATGAATACTGCGCTTGGATGGACTATTGCGCAAAATGTCGGGCAACAAATATTCTTTGGAACTTCTACCACGACTTCGGGAACTGGCGGGTCGCTTTCATCATCAAATATTTATGACGCAGTGAGATTAGTATGTAACGTTGCTAATACTTCATGGATTGTAATTTCAAGTATCGGTAATATAACGGTTGTTTAAGGAGATACAATGGCTACTAATAATGCAACGAATACATCTAATCCTTTAACAGTTTCTCAAGGCGGTACCGGGGATAGTTCCTTTACCGCCTATGCAGTTATTACAGGCGGAACGACATCGACAGGAGTATTTCAAAACGTTTCTGGTCTGGGAAGTAGCGGCCAAGTTCTTACTTCTAATGGTGCTTCTGCGCTTCCTACCTGGCAAGCTGCGGGTAGCGGGGGAGGGAATTTAGTACTCATTCAATCTCAGACGGCAAGTTCTTCAGCAACGATATCCTTCACGAGTGGGATAACGAGTACTTATAATAATTATGTTTTTTATCTTAGTAATGTAGTTCCTGCAACAAATACCGCGCAACTCAAACTTGTTTTCTCGATTAATGGAGGTAGCAGTTATATAACCAGTTCACTCGGTACTGGTATGAATTATTGGGCATATAATTCAACAACTAATAATAATGTTAACGCAAGTACCTCGTTTTTTATTAGTCCTGCTTTATCAACTACTACAGGTATGTCCGGTATAATAAATTGCTTAGATATAACTTCCGGAACTGTGCCTCTTCAGAATTCTATTATGACTCTTAATAGTACGGCACTCGCAACAACAGCATTTGGAGTAGGTGGAGGATTTTATTTTACAACAGCAACAATCAATGCCTTTCAATTTAGTATGAGTAGTGGAAATATTGCATCAGGGGTATTCACTCTCTTTGGCGTATTGGAGTAACTATGGCAAATCAGAATGCTGATAATTTTTCTACTACTACCACTTCAACGGGGGGAACAGGCATTTCATCAGCGACCGCCTATGCTCCTCTTATAGCAGGAACAACGAGTACAGGACCGTTACAATCAACTACCGGAATGTCTTCCTCGGGGTCTGTTTTGACAAGTAATGGCGCAGGTGTTGCGCCTTCTTTTATTAGTCCTGCTACCAATTACTTTGTATTGATTAGTTCTCAAACGGTAAGTGGAGCAAGTACGGTAAATTTCACGAGTGGAATAACGAATACCTATAATATCTATTATCTTCTTTGTTCTAAACTTTTGGTAAGTACAACTGCAGACCAAGACCTTATATGTACTCTCTCTACCAATGGAGGATCAAGTTATGTTACAACGGGTTATTTCTCGGGATATATTAATCTCACAAGCGGTGGTGGTTTTACCAGTTCAAATAGCACAGCGCACTTTAAAATAGGGTCTTTGGCCGGAACTACTAGTCCTTCCGCATCAGCTGCTGGTACCTATTTTTTTAATATGACAAATGGAGCAAACGTTGCCATGTGTGGAAGAGGTTCCAAAGGAGCAGCGAATCTTACTTTTGGAGGCACCTCTGGAACTGCAAGTGTTAATGCTATACAAATAGCCGGTGCTTCAGGAACTATTACGGGAGTATTTACCCTTTTTGGAATATTAGAATAATAAATAATTAAGGAGTAGTAATGAGTAATATATTGTCGGGGATCAGTTCTCTAGCGTACCAGGGAACTAATGCTTCTAATCCACCTAATCTTATATACGCAACGGCTAATCCTACTCAGAATGATAGCACTAATGTTTCACTAGGAGATTTGTGGCTCAATAGAATTAATCAGACGGTATGGTTGCTCGTTGCTCTCAATGCAAGTCTTGCAACATGGGTTGAATTAGGTGTAACGCCGAGTGAAGTTGAAACACTTACCGGTAACTCAGGAGGGGCAGTAGGCCCAAGCGTTTCTAATAATATAAACGTGGTTGGAGACGGTACTACGATAACCATTCTTGGCAATGCGGCAACTCATACACTCACCGCTTCTGTGGTACCTGGAGCAGTTATTAAGACTTTGGAAGGAAATACCGGTGGGATTGTATCTTCTGATGGCTCTGGAAACTTCCATGTGGTGGGAGATGGAACCACTATAACCATCGCAGGCAATCCCGGCACTCATACCCTCACTGCATCAGTGATAAATTCTCTTGCTATTACCATGACCGGTAACTCAGGAGGAGCAGTATCCGCAAGTGCAGGAAACTTTAACATTGTGGGTGATGGAACAACTATTGAGATTGTTGGTAATCCAGGAACGCACACCCTTACTGCATCTATTGTATCGGGCGGCACCATCGATTCTATTACCGGCAACACCGGAGGAGCGGTACATCCTGATGGCTCCGGAAATATATTTCTTTTGGGAACTCCGGGAATTATTACGGTGACTGGTAACCCCGGCACTCATACATTAACGATAGATACGGGTTCTGAAGTTGCAACGAGTTATACGACTGACTCAGGAACAGCTACCCCTTCATCGGGAATACTGCGTATCGCAGGCGGTACCAATATTAATACTTCAGGATCAGGTAACACTGTCACGGTAAACCTTAATACTACTATTACTGGTATTACTAATTTAACGGTGAATAATCTTACTGCCACGACATCTGAGACATTATCTTTCGCGTCTGCAGGGGTCATTCAGTCCGACAGCTCAGGACATCTGTCTTCTACCAAAGGTACTGACGGCCAAATACTTATTAGTTCAAGCACAGGGGCGCCTGCATGGGCAAATATTACAGCGGGTGCAAACGTTACGATAACCAACGGGAATAATACTATTACCATTGCTGCTTCGGGCGGGGGTACAGGATCGGGAATAGTACTTGTGGGAAGTCAGTCACTCATTGGTCAAAATTCAGCAGCCTTTACTAATACTTCAATCAGTTCCACCTATACTTCTTACTTATTGGTTGCAGATAAAATACTCTTACCGGCCGTAGGATCGGCAGCACAAGTTACCATCCAGCTTTCAAGTGATAATGGTGCTACATTCTTCTCTGGGGTATTTACCTGCGGTCTTATTTATAATCTTTATAGTTCAACATCATTTTCTAATATGAACGTTAATAATGGAAACGTATTTCTTGTAGCGCCTATATTCTCGAGCGCCTCTGATCAATATATAAGCTTCTCTGTGTTCCTCTATGATCTGACTACTACTAACTATGCAAAGAATATTACGGGTCAATTTGTTAACTATAACCCAACAAATCTCTATCAGGGTCAGGCTGCGGGAGCATCATATCAAGGAACCCCTCCTAATAGTGGTGTAGCAGTTAACAATATGCTTATTCAATTTAACGGCACAGCGGCTATTTCAGGAACAATAGAATTATATGGTTTAACCCATTAGGAGCCGTTATGTCGAATAGAATATCGAGTGCTGCAGCATTGGCGTATCGGGGAACACAGGCGTCTAATCCCCCTAATTGGTTCATTAGGACTCGGGATCCCCTCACGACTGACAATCGAAATGTATCCTTAGGTGATCTCTGGATGAATAAAATAACAAGAGAAGCGTGGATTCTTGTATCTCTTGCCGGTAATAATACCAATCATGGACAACTTATTGCGATATGGCTCCAGATATCAAAAAATATTATTGCTACACTGACCGGTAATAACAGTAGCGTACATGTCCCGGCGGATTCTATGCAAAATATTAATGTTATTGGAGATGGAACAACGATTACTGTTGCGGGAAATACCGGCACTAATACTCTTACCTTTTCTTTGGTTGGTGGTTTATTTGGGCAGAACTTGATTGGTAATAGCGGTGGATCAGTGTCTGCTGATAGTTCGGGAAATATAAACATCATAGGTGATGGAACTACTATAACATTCACCGGTAACCCCTTAACCAATACTCTCACTGCATCAATTCTCAACCCCGTTGATCTTACTATTACCGGCAATAGCGGTGGTCCTGTCTTTCCTGATCTTTCGGGAAATTATGATTTTGTTGGAGATGGAACCACGGTTACTATTGTGGGGACTCCCGGAACGGGAACGTTGACTATGTCTCTTATACCCACTGGAATTGATTCTACTATGACGGGAGATACCGGAGGAGCAGTCTCTGCGGGAGCCGGAAATACCCTTCTTGTTCTAGGCGGAACCGGTATACTGACTGAAGGGACACCAATAGACAATCTCGTGAACATTACCCAATCGAATGGTCTTGCGACTATATTCCAAACAGATTCAGGTACTGCAGTTCCAGCAGGAGAGGTTCTTGATATTCACGGTGGATTAAATATCAATACCACAGGCGCTACAAATGTGGTTACCACTAACCTTGATACATCCTTATCAGGAATTACTAATTTGACCGTTACCAATCTTACTGTTAATACTTCAGCTACTCTTGGTTTCTTAACAGAAGGGGTGGTACAGACTAATAGTTCCGGTACAGTATTCTCTTCTGAAGGAACCGATGGTCAGACACTCATAAGTTCTACTACGGGAGCTCCTACTTGGAATACTTTCACTGCAGGATCTAATATCTCGATTATTAATGCAGCAAATTCCATTACTGTATCGAAATCAGGAACAGGGGGCAATGGATGGGTCCATATAGCAACAGGTGGCCTCAGTGCATTTACAACAGGAATTACTACTGATTACAAAACGCTTTTAGTGGTGATAGAAAAAATCGGTATTATATTAGGACCGGGTGATTATAATATATCCTGTAACATTTCTGATAATGGCGGAGTTAGTTATTATAACACTAATTATTTGTCAGGTTTTAATACCTGGGATGTTAGGCAGATATCACCTCCAGGTTTTGTTAATGTCAGTGCTAATTATGGGTTCTTAATGGGTCTTGTAGGAACTACTCCTGTGGTACCTTACGGGTTTGCCTCAGGGAGTTACTATATTTACAATGTTAATAATAGTAGTGGTCCCGTGTCTATGAGCGGATTTGGAGTCGATTATAATTATGGAGGTCGATTTACTCGGGGATGGCAGGCAAGTGGTGTTTATACGGGACCGTTAGCAGGTCCGGTGAATGCATTGAGCTTTACTGCGGTGGGTGGACCGAGTGTAGTAACCTCGGTAATTTCTCTTTATGGATTAACTTCTTGATTTATAAGACCGATTTTATTTATAGTGAGCAAATGAAAGGAGGTTTTATGAATTCCACACTAGTAAAAATAGCGATAATAACATTAGCTATACTTGCTGCTGCAGGCGCTAAATATATCCTTCATATGCCGGACAATAATCCTGTAGAAAAGATGGCTGTAGATGTTATTGAAAAAGAGTTGAGTGATGATAGTTTTGAAGATGTTGATTTAAGTAAATAAATGGGGGCCATTAATGGCCCCCTACAAGCAGTGTCAACCAGCTCTATTAACCGCGTAAGCGTTAGATGAGAGGAGGGACAACCGAGTCTTTATTCATAGTACCAATGAACTCCCAGATAGGGACATCACTATGAGCGCTTATTTGCCGATAGACATCGCAGACGGGATCAAAGGGTCTTATTACTTTGCATATTGTTCCCCGTACAGCATGATCATAACTATGCGGCTTACTGCTTCTTGTAATGATTTTACTTTCTGGTTCCATTGCTACTCCTTATTTTATGCCATTTCTAGCATTCTTTATATCTCTAATTCTCTTTGCAGATACATGAAACTTAGATTTTGGCATATCAGCAAGGGATTGTATTTTTAATCCGTCGAGGACCATTTCTGCAATATCTGGGTACTCAGTGAGTTCATAATCCAATTCTTCTCGCTGTTCACGAGTAATGACTTCGCTTGCTTCTTCTCGAGGATTATATTTGGTATTGAGTGCAGTGCCTTTAGCAAAGGTTTCTCGTTGAGTAGCTACGGCGACCTCACCGTCATCATCTTCATCGCCGGTTACAACACCTATAAGAGAGGAATAAGAAACACGCTTGAGGTACGTTATGTAGCTACTCATAGACTGGACATCATTCTTTGGTGGAACTACGCGCATACGCGATTCTAGCCACTGTCCTGATGAATGCATGAGAATGGTATGGAGGATAGTTTCACCATTAACATGGGATATAATATTTTGGGTTACGGAAAGACCATTTTTGCAAAGTGCAGGTCGAGCAGCAGTTACGACTGCCATAAGGTCAGCATAGCGTGATTTAAAGAAGGGATTGTTCTTATTGAGTCCTGCTACCTCGAATTCCGCCTGGGCTTTTGCTAAGGCAGTAGCCAGTTCATTGATCTCTTCTGATCGGTATGCAATCTCATATACTTTTGGTCGTGCTTCTATTTTATCGATGACCGCCTGGTTCTTTTCTTCGTATAGGCGGGAAATGAATTCAAGTACTTTATTAA